AAATAAAAATATATTACCATTAAATATTATTAATAATTATTATAAAACAGTTCAAGATGATACAATTACTCAAATTATTGATTATAATATACCAAATTTTATTAATCCTATTTATAGTTTTGATAAATTATTATCTTCTATTTTTGATATTATTAGTAATCAATTTTTTTATAAAACAGAAACTAGTATTGGTGGTGTATTTTATAATAATTTAATTATATGTATCATTAATAATTATAATACAACTGTTGACATTATTAATGTTGGAATACCTGGACAAATTGTTTATGTAAATAATCTTTATAATTACTTATTATCTAATATTAATGACAATTTAAGTATATTTAAAAATATATTTGGTGGTTATTTACCAGATGTTAATAATATTAATTTAACAACAAATAATTTAATAGAATTATACAATACAAAAGAATTTGAAATTGATAGCAAGCCTGTAACAATATTTACTATATTATACAATGAATTTAATAATTTAGTTAATAATGATATGGTAATAATATTATTTTATTATACATGTTATATAACATGGTTATCGGTAAATGGTAATAAATATAACAACATTCAAAAATATATTTATGACTTAGCTAATTTGATAAACGTAAATATTATTAAATATATTTCTATAAATAAATCTATTAATTCTAATAATACTTTAACAGCTAGCCAACAATATGATTTAATTAATTTAGAAATATTTTTCAATGGATTAAATAAGATACTACTAAATTATAATAATAATACTGAATTTACAAATTCATGTAATAATTTTTTTGATACATATATTTCAAATAATTATGAATATAATAATATTCAAAGTAATATTTATTTTAATATTATTTCATATAATGGTAAATCGAATTCGAATATAAATATATTAGAAAAAGATTTTTACAATAAACAAATTTATAATCAATTTATTAAAAACAATAAAATTACTACATGGAAATATATGCAAGGAATTATTGTTGACTATAACTTATCAGATGTTACACAATCATGGAAGAGTATATTAGAAATAAATAACATAATTAATGTAAATGATGATTATATACAATATATTAGTTCATTAAATAAAGGTATAGTAAATAAATTTGGTATAATTAAACTAATTGATTCAATAAAATTATTATTTGATGATGAACAAATAGATAGTTATAATAACAATATGTATAAAATATTCATTAATTTATTCGTTAATTTAAATAAATATGGTTTAATATACGAAATGTTGGGATTAAATATTGATAATAATAATGAAGATTATATTATTAATGGATTAAAACCATATATATTAAATATTAAAAATAAAAATTTTATGATTCCTCTAAACTTTTTCTTTAAAGATTATAATAATATAATTCCATTAATTTCATGCATGTATACTCAAATAAAAATTTATTTAGAATTATCATCAAATAATATAATAAAAAATTCATATAAAATTAGTCTACTAAATGATCAAAAAATAACAACTTCATTAAACATGGATTTTATATTTGTTGAGAAAGAAGAGAGAATTGCAAAATGTGAAAAATTAATAGATAATTTAATAGAGAAACATGGTAATTATTCATCTTCGGTAGTAATTACACCAGAAATGTTAATTAATACAAATAATTTACTAATTGTTAAATTTGATTTTAAGATACATTATATGATAAAAGAAATATTCTGGACATTAAATTTTTATATAAATAATTATTCATTATATAATAATTCAAATAATTCAAATACTTCACAAAATATATATGATTTTATATTAAATACTAGATTTTATATTGATGGTTCTAGAAGAGATGGTATTAATCAATTAAGTAGTAACAATTATAATTATATAACAACTATTTTAAATTCATATAAATACAATACACGAGCATATTCAAATAATAATTATTTTTACAATGTATATAGCTTTGCATTAGAACCAGAAAATTTTCAACCAACTGGTGCTTTCAATTTAAGTACAGTTAATATATTTACTGTTGAATTAATTATTGATCAAAATAAATTATATAATTACATTAATAATTTTGGTAATCTTTATGATCTTAATAAACTAACTATGACTATGAATCTTAATACTCTTGAATATAATATTATTAGATATCAATCAGGTCTTTCTGGACTTTTGTTTGTTTAATTAAATGTATTTAATATTTAATTATATATATATTTATTATTATGCCTGCTGGTGAAATTCAACTCGTCGCATATGGTGAAGAAAATATTGTTTTAAATGATAGTCCGCAAATAACATTCTTTAAAATTGTTTATAGGAGATATACTAACTTTTCAATTGAAACTGTTCAAACAAATTTTATTTATCAAGCTGTTTTTGGTAAAAAATATTCAGTTGAAATTGCTAAATTAGGTGATTTGCTACATAAAATGTGGTTAGTTATTGAATTACCAGATATACCTATTATTTATAATCTTGATAATTCAGTTGATAATAGACTTAAATTTAAATGGGCACAAAAAATAGCATACGCGCTTATTGATTATGTAGAAATAGAAATAGGTGGACAAACTATTGATAGACAATGGGGTGAATGGATGAATGTATTAAATGAGTTAAATTGGAATAATTTCAATAGTTCTCTAGATCAATATATTGGTAATACACCAGAATTGACAACATATAAAGTTATAAAAGACGGTGTTACTTCACAAATGTTATATATTCCATTATTTTTTTGGTTTTGTAATAATTCAGGCTCCGCGTTGCCATTGTTATGTATAGAATATAGTTTAATAAGATTTTACATACAATTAAATAATTTTGAAAATTGTGGAATATTTTCTCCTGATTCATTTATTAAAATTAATAATTATTTTGGTAATGGTATATTAGGTGAACCATTAGTACAATATACTAATCAAGGTATATCATGGGGAGAATTTGATTCAGTAGAAATTGCGTCATATGATGATAATTTTACAGTTACATCATATTATTTATATTATAGGAAAATATCGGACAATCAATTTTTAACGACTATACAAAATTATTATGATAATATAGGTATAACTTATTTTGATATAAATAATAAAACAAATTTTATAATTTATGGTTTAAAAAGTGGATCAATATATATTCCTTATGCATCAGATCCGTCAAATGCTAATTCAATTTATGCTCAAAAAAAGTATAACTATAATCTACCATCAGATATTGCTCTTAAAAATATGTATTTATTAATTGATTATGTTTTTATAGATAGGGATGAAAGAAACAAATTTTATAAAGATAAACATGAATATGTTATTGAACAAGTATATTTTTCTAATCCAAGATATCTTATTAATCAAAATAATAGAATATATATTGATATGATTAATCCTTGTAAATATTTTGTATTTATGGCTCAAGTTAGTTATTTATTAAATGCAAATGTAAATGATAGTTTTAATTATAATTTATATTTTTTTAATAATTCAGATGTTACTTATAATATATTTAAACAAGATGCTGTCATTAAAAATGTATCTTTTAGTTTAAATTCTAATTTATCTATCGAAAATTTAGATATGAATTATTATAACTTTTATTCACCATTTATTCATTATCCAATGACACATGTACCATCTGGTTTTGGATTATTTACTTTCTCAGTTTATCCTGATAATTTACAACCATCTGGTAGTTGTAATATGTCTTGTTTTAATAATTTTGAAATAAATACTGTTTTTAATCCAATTGATATCGATTATAATAATTATGTTTTTAAAACATATGCTATCACTTATAATTATCTAAAAATTGTTAATGGCGTTGTTGGAACAATATTTAATGCAAACTTCTAGAAGATTTCATTAAATATTTCGCTCCTCAGGAAGCTTGCCCTCGAAGCCCTTAAAGTAATATTTAAAATTTTATATAAAATTATAATAATTATAAAATTTATTCGGATTCAACTGATTGATATTTATTAGATTTAATTATATTATCTATTTTCCACAAAGGTTGTAAATTTTTATAATTACAACATTCGAATATTTTATTATTAAAATTAAATTTTGATATTGGTTTAATATGATCTATCTCCTAGCGAAACAAGATTGCTGACTTCGTCAGGCGACCCACTCGCCATAATTATCTAAAGTCATTCCTTCCTTAAATTTACTTACTAAATAAGTTTCAAATTCTTCTAAATTATCCGATGCAAATTTACCAGATGTTCTCTTTGCTATATTATTTAATATTTGATCAATCTTACTAGTTTTTATTTTTTATTTAATAGCTTTAATATTATCGCACATATACTTTATAATTATAATTAAAATTTATTATTTAAATAAATTTTAATTCCATATATTAAATATTACTTATTACTTATTACCTCTTACTTCGAAGAAGCGAACTAGTTCGTAAGCAAGATTAAAACTTCTACTAAGTTTTAATTTACGTGATTTAATAGTTCATTAATAAAATATAATTTTTTAGAAATATATTCTTGTTTTTCATTTGATTTGTTAATTAGTTCTTGAAATCCACCAACTAATACAACCATATCTTTTTCTGAATTTAAATTTGTTGATTTAGCTAAATTATTATAATCTGATATTATTTTATATAATTCATCTTTCTTGCTATCTAATTCACCAAATTCTTTTAATTTTTCATCAATATCTACATTTCCCATTAATTTTAAATTCTTTTTTGATAACATGTTCTTGATTTTATCCCATTCTGATTCTAATGCAGAATTTATTCTAGCACCTCCTTTAAATCTTCCATATGGATCTAATATATTTAAAAATATTCCAACAACACCTTCTCTAGGTCTATCTCTTACTAGATCAACTGGTAAATTACCTTTTGCTTCATTTAATTTCTTAAGTTCTTCTTTTTCTTTTGTCCATTTATCGTTTATCATTTTAATAAAGTTTTCATACCATTTTTTAGTATCTTCTTTTATTAAACCTCTTTCTTCCCAATATCCCGGTAATTTCGGTATGTCTTCATCCTTTACTGAGCCATAAAACTTTTCATCAACTGGTGAAATACCTTTATTTAAATAATGAAGATTATTATTTAATACATATATTAATTTTTCAATTAAGTTTTTTACTTTTTGATCGCTTGCACGAGTTTTATTATCATCTTTAGATAATTTAGAATCATTAATTCTATTCTTCCATTGATCATAACTTTCTACTTTATATACAACTTGATGTACGCGTTCGTCTGCACATTTTTTTTTTTTAAATCCAATTGATGATAAAAATTCTAAAGCTAATTTTGGATCAATTTCATCTAATTTAATATCATATAATTTTTTTTTTTTTCCATCAACAATTTTTTTAATAAAATCATGTTTTACTTTTATATCTCCTTCAACAAATTCTTTTAAAAAGTTATTACAATCTATATCAGTATCATTACATTTTAATTTTGCATATTCTATTGGTTTATTGTCATTTACACTTTTAAGCCAAATATTAAATAAAAACGAATCATCATATCCAATGCAATCAACTTTTTTGGCGGCTTCTTTGGCGCCTATATCAGCGGCGTCTTTGGCAACAGCTTTTTTTTCTGCGATTTTGAAGGCTTCTTTAGCGGCTTCTTCGTCAGCTAATTTTTGTTTTTCAACTTTTTCAGAAGCAGCTTTTTCGGCAGCTTCGGCAGCTTTGGCGGCTTTTTCGGCGTCTTCGGCGGCTTTTTCGGCAGCTTCGGTGGCTTCTTTGGCTTCTTTGGCGAATTCTTTGGCTTTTTTGGCTAAATCTTTGGCTCTATTGGCGGCTTCGTCAGCTTTTTTGACGTATTCTTCGGCGGCATTAGCGGTTTTGACAGCTTCGTTGGCTATGTCGGCTTGGATGGCGGCTTCGTTGGCTTTCTCGGCTTCAGAGGCGGCTTCGGTGGTGGCTTTCTTGGCTTTGGAGGCGGCGTCGATGGCGGCTTTAAAGGCTTCGTTGGCTTCGTTGGCTCTTCCGGCTTTTTCGGCGGCTTTAGCGGCTTCGGATGCTTTTTTTGCGGCGGCTTTAGCGGTTTCAGCTATATTTTTTTGATCTAATGCATGCTTGTTGGCTGTTTTTGCTTCTTGGGCGGCTTTAACGGCTTCTTTTATTTTAATGGCATTGTTTTTTCTTATTGAATCAATTGAATCTTTTATAATCAAGGATTTAATATTTTCAATTATGTTTTTATAATTTTCATCTGTTATCTCAATTTTTTCATCATCTTTAAATAATCCATATGCATTTGAATAATTTCCTTCTGCGTCATAAATTGGTCTATCAACATATGTTCTTAAAATTTTTTTAATATCCTTATCTGACATATTTTTTTCTTTTCCATATAATATTATTTTAATTTCTTCTAGTTCAAGATTATTTGCCGCTGGCATATCAAGAATACCAGGCTTTTCACCTTTTTTAAGCGTTAAAATTATTTTCCGAATAAATCCACCATGTGACGTATGTTCAGAGATAAATTTTTTAATTTTTTCTTCCGAATCTAGCTCATGGTTAATGTATTTAACAACAGTTTCAAATCCAATATTTAAGTCTTCATCGCTTCTAATTTTACCACCTTTTTGAATAGAATCATCTCTAGCTCCACCTGTATGTCCATCTCTAGCAGCTTCAGCTTCAGCTCTAGCTCTAGCTTCAGCTTCAACTTCAGCTTCAGCTTCAGCTCTAGTTCTAGCAGTATTTTTAATAGCATCAATTTGTTTTTTTTTTGCTACTTCATATCGTCTTCTTTGTATCATATCATTAATATTTTGTTTATTTATATTTTCAATTTCAATACATTTATCTTTATATTTATTTTTATTTTTCATATAATCATTTAAATAATTTATAATATAATTATCATCTTTTAATTGATTAAATTTTAGATATAATATTATTTTAATTTCTTCTGGTTCAAGATTATTTCCTGGAATTACAAAATTACTAATCTTGTTACCATAATTTTCAAGCATAAATTTTGTTCTATTAATAAAATTTTCATGTCTAGGATATAACGCGATAAAAGCATTCATATCTCCTACTAAATCTAGCTCACGGTTAACATATTTAACAATAGTTTCAAATCCAATTTTTATATCTTCTTCACTTCTCATTTCACCACCTTTTTGAAAATTTTCGCTGTAATATAATTTTTTAACTTCAGATAATGTCATAATTAATTATATATATAATATAATATATAAAATTTTTTGTTAATTAAAGTATTTTATATATAATTTTTTTATAAATTATCTTTATATATAAATGGAAAATCAAAATCAAACAATTATTATAGCTGTTGTTATTGTTGTTATTTTATTAATAGCACTTTATTTTATGACTAGAAAAGAAAATTTTGAAACAGATAATACAGAAGTTTTATTATTTTTATCAAAAACATGTCCTCATTGTGTAACATTTAAAAACAATGAATTGCATCCTTTAGGTCATAAATTAAAAGAAGATGGAATTAAACATAGAGTAATGATGGCAGATGAGGATAAAGAAGGTTTATTTGATAAACATAATATTATGTATGTACCCGCATGTGTTATTATAAAAGATAATAAACCTAAAAAATTAGATGGTAGAATTACTCATGAAAAAATTATGGAAACAATAAAATCTATGTACTAAAACATCTATTAAATTTATACACATATTTTAATAAATTAATATAAATACTAAATAATAATATTTAGTATATATAAATTAATAATGACATCTAAAATGGATTATATATATGATTCTCCTATATTTGTTGATTTATATGAATTACTGGATATAGAAATAGATGTTAGACCAGAAGAGATTAAGAAGGCTTATTTAAAATTATCTAAAATACATCATCCAGATAATGGTGGTAATAATGATATGTTTCAAGAAATAACAAAAGCTTACGAGATCTTATTTAATAAAGAATCGAGGAAAGAATACGATTTATATTATTTAAAAAGAAATATGGACGAATTTGGCGGTGATGATTTATTAAAATTAAAGAGAGAACACAAGAATTTTATGAACTCAAATACAAAACCAATATCAGAAGAAAAATTATCTGAATTATATAAAACATATTTCAAAGATACAATAAAAGAAGAAATTTTAGAAGATACTGATTTAACACAACGTATTAATAATATTAATTTAGAAAGAGAAACTATGGATATTGAGGTAGAAGATGACACATTATATAAACAAATAGAATCAAATGAATCATATACATTAAATGATGTTTTTGAGTATATGAAGCATAAAGATAATGTTAATGATGAAAATAGAATAGTTGAGAATAATATATATACACTAGATACTTTACCCAAAAACAATATAAATTATTATTCATTAGATGATGATAATCTAGAATCAACCTTATATTCATCAATTAGTACATATAATGAATTATCTAAAGATAATATTAATGAATTAAATATTAGCGATATTAATCAGTGGAAAAAATCAAAAGGTTCCGATAAAAAATTATCATCAGAAGATATTGATAAATATATTAATATCAGAAAACAAGAAGCAGAATCAATATATTTAAATGTTGCATCAGAATTAAATATGAAAAAAACATCTAAATTTTTAAATAATACATTTATTTCGGAAGAAATACAAACTAATGATAATACATTAATTAGTAATGTTAGAAAAAGAGAGGCAAATAAACCAAAAGAAAAAACAAGTTAATAATATTAATTAACAGCATTATAACCAATATCAAACAACATTTTTTTGACATCATTTGTAATTTCCCAGTTATTACAAGTGTCATGTGGACACATTATATCAATAGTATAATTATTAAAAATATTATTTTTATAATAATGTTGTCCTTTTAAAATAGATTTAACAACTGAAAAGATATATGTTTGAATATCATTAATATTATCATTATAGTACTTATCATTTAAATTAATACCGATTACGTCATCTAATTTATCTTTGAATAGATCAATTGGATAATTATTAATACATGCACCATCAATCCAATATTTATTATTATAAAAATAAGGTTTAAAAAATATAGGAATTGAAATTGATATTCTTATAGCCTCTAAAATCTTCATATTAGGTGAATGATCTACTGAAAAATAATATAAATTAATATCATTAATACAAGTTCCTGTAACAAATAATTTTGCAGAAGTTAATTTAAATAATTCTAAAAATGTTATATCTGGATTAATATTTCTTTTACTCATAAATAACTTTAACATATCTATTATCGGTTCTGGAGAATATAAACCAAAACAAGTTTCTTCTAATATATTATCTAATTTATTTTCTATTAATTTACTGAAATCTAAAATATATAATAAATCATAAATATTTACAGGAGTATAACCTATATTTAATAATAATGATATAATTGAACCAACTGATGTACCACAATATATATCAGGCGAAACAATTATATTTAATTCAATAAGTTTTTTAATAGCACCTAAAGTAGCAAATCCATTAATTCCACCACCACTCAGAACAACAATATTTTTAGATTTACCTTTATATAATGGTATAATATCCATATTATATTCTAATATAATATTATATTATTAAATGAGTAATAATTTTGAAAATAAAATTAATATGAATGAAATGTGTAATATTAATATAGAAAATTTATTTAATACTAGTTATCCTACTCATATATCAAATCATAATAATACTATAATTAATAATAAAATAATCTTGAATGTTAATAATTTATTTTAATATAAAAATTTTAAAAAAAAATTTAATGAAAATTATATTATTAATAAAATTAAAAGTTTAAAAAAAAATAATAAAAAAAAAAATATAGAATTATATGAAAAAACATATAATGATTGTTTAAAAAAAATTAATGATGCAATAGATATAAAATTAACAGATATATTTTTTAAAGTTAATGAAAATTATTTTGGTTATAAGAATTATTCTTCAAAAAAATGTCTAGATTATATACAAAAAAAATTAAGATATAAAAATTTTGAAACATTTATATACTCAAATAATACTATTTTTATTAGTTGGAAATCAATCAAATTTTAATCTTAGTGTAATATCTATAATTAATAATATAATTATTATTACTGCAACAAAATGTATAAAATTTATTTCAAAATTTAAAATACTCTCGTATATTTTATTGTTTAGTAATTGAATTATATTATTATAATTATTATTGTAATTATTATTGTAATTATTATTGTAATTATTATTATTATCATTATTATCATTGTCATTATTAAAATTTATATTTTTTTCCATGTTTTTTAAAATTATATTTTCATAATTATTTGTTTCAATATTACTGAAATTATCTTGATTATTTTTCTCTTTATACAATATTATATCGTTTAATATATTATTCGCAATTTCACTAGTTTCATCACTGTTTAATATACTAGTATCGTATAATGATTCATTCTCTATTTTATTATTTTGATTACATTGATTACATTGATTACATCCACTACATCTACTACATCCACTACATCTACTACATCTACTACATCCACTACATTGATTACATCTACTACATTGATTATCCATATTTACTGGATTTACTGTATTTACTGTATTTACTGGATTTACTGGATTTACTGGATTTACTGGATTTACTGGATTTACTGGATTTACTGGATTTACTGGATTTACTGGATTTACTGGATTTACTGGATTTACTGGATTTACTGAATTATTATTTTGATTAACAGGATTATTTTGATTATTAAATAATTTATTAGTAATATTATTTTTAATAATTTCATTTTTGCATATAGTACATTTTGTAATATGTTTTAAAGAAAAATTTATATCATTATCAGTAAAATATTCAGGATTATTATATATATTAATACAATCACGATGTGTTAATTTAATATTATTTTGATTTGAATTTTGATTTGAATTTTGATTTAAATTTTGATTTAAATTTTTATTATGATTATGGTTAGTATTAATAATATTAGTTAAATTAGTACCATTAAGATCATTAGCATAAGGCATATCCATATAATTTGCCATATTTATTTCGTTAATATTGTAAGTATCTAATTTTGTGGATGATAAATTATTAGATAAATCGAGATCTGGTATATCTACATTACTAAATTCTTTATTATTTTTATCATTATAATTATAATTTGATTTAGTATTATCTAATGATGAAGTAAAATATTCATAATTTGAATAAGAATTATCTGATTGTGTCCCCTGATCACCAAATATTGATTTATTATTATTAGAATTATTAGAATTTATATTAAAAGCGTCATTTATATAAGAATATGACATCCAATAGGATATATATTATTGTATAAGATAAATATAAATTATAAAAAATATATTTATTAAATTGGGTTTATATTTAAAATATAGTTTATTTAGAATATATATTATAGTATGTCTGAAACTTCAAGTTCTAATAAAAAAAACTATTCAAAAAATATACCAACCAAAAGAAATGTTAGTTATTCAACAGATTACCATGTAAATTTGCTAGAAGCATCAGATAAATTAGTACAAATAGATGACAGAATAGTATATAAAAAGAAAGAGAAAGACAATATATCTGAATCAGAAGACATGTCATCATATATAAATGATAATAAAAAAAATACAGAAACATATAAGAATATAAATAATTCAGATATATCAAACAAAGATACACAAAAAAAATATTCTGAAAATAATGGAATTGATGCAAATACAATATTTTCAAAACATTATGAATATAAAGAAAATAAAGAAATAAATAAAAATGAATCAAAGGAAGAAATACAGGATGAAAATAAAAATTTTTTAAATGAAGATTATGATAATTATAATGAATTATCACCTGAAAATCAAATGTTAAAAAAATTAGATATGCTTCGAAAATTAGGAGAATTAGCACAATATGGTGTTAAATTATCACAAAATTACAATATGAATTCAGACTATTTTACAATGAAATATGAATATGAATTACATAAAAATATAAGAGCTAAACAAAATTTTATAAATTGGACATCAAGTATAATGTTAAATTGCATATATGGAGTTGAAATATTAAATGACAAATATGATCCATTTAGTTTAAAACTGACTGGTTGGTCAGAGCAAATTAATGCAGATATATCAAGTTACTATGATATATTTGGTGAAATATATGAAAAATATAATAAACCAGGAAAGAGCATGAGTCCTGAATTAAGAATAATATTAATGTTAGGCGGTAGTGCATTAAAATTTCATTTAAACAAGATTGCAATATCTAATCGTCCGAACAATAATTCTAGCGAACAACCGATACAAGATCCAAGATTATTAGAGCAAATGCGTCAACAAGCATTAATAGATAGAATGCGTGAAGATTCTACTAAACAAAATGAATCATTAAAAAAAAAAATAGATGAAGAACATACATTAGCAAATCAACAGATGAAAGACATGTTATTTTTACAGCAAAAACAGAAAGAAATATTAGAACAAGAAGAATTAAATAAAAAAAAGATGGCTGAATTTGAAAGAATTAGGATGTTAATGGAACAAAATAAACAAGAACCAAATAATAATATCCAAAATAATATGCAAAATAATAATATAAATACTATATTAAATAATGCATATGGAGGTGGACAACGACTAAATGGTCCTGATTTAACAAATCAAAGAAAAATAGAAATAACTAATCAATTGAATGAAATGAAACAAAATATAAATAATATAAAAATAGAAGAAAAATCAAATAAAGAAGAAAATACAGATAAATCTTCATCAACATCTAGTGATCAAAATACAAATTCAACAAATAGTTCATCAGTTAAAAGAAGATCTAAAAAAGAAGTAGATATATCATTAGGTGACAAAAGTAGTAATTCTAAAGCAAATTTATCAACATATTCTAAAAGAAAATATAAAAGAAGTGGTATTAGTATAGATACTGCATAAAAATAAAATATTATATAAAAATTGATATTATATAAAAATAAAACAAAAGATAATATAAAGACATAAATATATATTAAATATATAGTTATTTTAGATGAATGCTCAAGAAATATTAGATGCAATAGATTTGAATAAGATAAATTTACAAGAGAAAAAAAAAAGAGGAAGACCTAAAAAGTCTACTCAACTAGTATCATCTATACCAAAGAATAAAACAACATTAAATAATGATGAAGAAGTAGAAGATGAATTAATATTACATTTACCATTATTAAAATCAGATATTGCATCATTAAATATTAATAAATATAATGATAATGAAACAGATTATAGCGAATTAATAAACAATAATCAAGATGATAATGATGATGAAGATGATAATGACAATGATAATAAAAATAAAAATAATGAATTTATAAGTAATGATATTCATTTAAAACAATTTGGTTTAATTATACGTAAATTAAAAGAAGAAAATGATGAACTTAAAAAATATTTAAAAGAAATTACTCCTATGTATTTTACAGAAGTTAAATTGTATCCAATTGATTTAAAATTATTTGATTTACATAATAATCAATTAATTCCTAAAAAAACAAATATTTGTTGCTGGTGGTGTACATATCAATTTGATACATTGCCTACATATTTGCCTGAAAAATATTGTAGAGAACAATTTTATGTATCAGGATGTTTTTGTTCATTTAATTGTGCAGGTGCATACAACTTAAGTTTAAATGATAATAAAATATGGGAAAGGTATTCATTACTGAAACAATTATATTACATAATAAATAAAGACAAGATTAATTCGATAATAGGTATTGAAATAAACATAGCAGGTCCGAAGGAATTATTAGAAAAATACGGTGGTACGATGAAGATAGATGATTATAGGAAGAATTCCAAAATATTAGGTAGAGAATATCATAAATTGATACCACCATTTATTCCATCAACGTTAGTATATGAAGAGACAACTAATAGTAAAATAAATGGTAAGAATGTAAACATAAATAATATAATTAGTATGCATAGTAAGAGTGATAATATAATAATAAAAAGGAAAACTTCAACTAACATGATTTCAGAACATATTGATAATTACATTGAATAAACAATATAATTACAGAATAAAAAATATTACATAAATAACATAAATAAGAGTATCAGCTAAATCATCTTTTTTTTTAATTAAAATATAATTAGAAGAAGAAATAATATTATTAATATTATTTGATATTTTATTAATAATTTTATTAGTAACATCAATAGTAAAATTTTTTCTATTATCATAATTTTTAAATTTGACTATATTAGATTTAATATTTAATACATCATAAATTTTTGTTATAAAAACATCTTTAGTTTTAACAGTTGCATTAATAAAATTTATTGAATTAATGATAGATGGTTCAGTAAATTTTTTTAATGTAAAAAATGTATAAATTGCTATTGAAATAGATTTCATTATCGGATTCTTAAGTACTGGTTGATTTTCTATATAAATATCTAAATTTCTTATAAATTCTGGTTTATTATTAATTATTATATATGGTGATAATATTATTTTATTGTAAAATATTATTAATGCAGATATTAATCTATCCATTTGATAATTAAAATTATTTGTATAAATTGGATTATTACATATTTTAAATAATTTAATATTATTACTATTTTTTTTATTTTTTTTATTATCATTTTGAATTATTTTCGCATGATTTTTACAATATCCTATTAAATTACTTGTATCCGAATGTGAAATATTATTATCTATTAAAGAATAATATTTTGAAATACAATTACATATAGCTCTCTTATTTTTAATTTCTTTGCAATAAAGCGCTTTGTATGATACATCTATTATATCCCAATTTAATATATCTATCTTCTCTAATAAATTAAATTTTTTATTCACACAAAAATTATTACTATTCATTGAAACTTTATCTTTCGCATCGTATTTAACTATGCAATATGCTAAGTTTTTTATTCCTACGTCAAATGTTAAAATAAACTTTGATTCTTGCATTAAGTTTATTTAAGTTATCTTATTTTAAGATATTTTAATTTAATTTTATTTATCATTAAAATTAAACTATTTATTATAAAAACTTTTTATTATAAAAATTATTTATTCTTATTTCTTATTATTTTATAATCTTCATCATAATCATCATACTCGTCATTTTCATCATCTTCATCATTCTCATTATTTTTGTTATTTTTAATATTTTTATTATTTTCATTATTTTCATTATTTTGATTATTATTGATTATATATAAAATCATTTTTGAATTCCAATCTTTGCCTCTTTTTTTAATATTATAATCATTTAAAATTTCTGCAATATCATTTGAACAGATTTCACCATAATCTATTTTTTTATTAAATTCTACCTTTTTTTGTGTATTTTTATCTATATAATATAATCTTGCATTATCATCACTAGATAATTCTCTTAATAATTCATATAATTCATTTAATTTACAACCATAATACATCATTGATATTAATTTAATTATTTTTTGTTCATCAATATTTGCTGTCCATCTAGGAATTGGAAATGGAGCATTTTGTATAAATATTTTACTATTGGTGTATCCAAAAGGAGCTAATCCAAAATTAGCTTTGTATCTTTTTAATATTTTAATATTCGATTTAATACGCATTTTTAACATTTCACTTTCTTCATAAGCATCGTGGAAATATGATGTAAATTGTTTTCTTTCATTTGTATTAGATGTAGATATATTATGTCTAACAGAGTGGCAAAATATTTTTTTATTTAAACATTTCATAACAAAAGTTGTACCCTCAGCTGGAGATCTAGATATTCTAGAAGGATCTGCCACAATAATATTAGTAAAATTATTAATAGGAATATTATTAAGAATATTATTAAGTGTTAATTTACTTATATCATGACCATTACATGTATCTTGATATATATCAACGATATTTAAATTATTTTCTATAGCATATTGTTTACAAATTTCAAGTTGTGTTGCATGACCGTGTAATTTATCTTCATTTTGTCTTTTGGAACTACATCTAGTATAAATAATTGCATTAGAAGAAATATCATTTGAATTTAAATTATCTAATAAATTATTTAAATTATTAATTTCATTATCTTTTAACTTTTTATTAGAATTAGAGTTTGAATTAGAATTTGAATTCAAATTATTATTTTCATCAATATCATTAGTTCTTTTTCTCCAATTAAAAAAAAACATAATTTTTATATAATTAGTATAAAATTTTTAATTTTAAATAAAATTTAATGTTTTAAAAAAAATTGTAAGTTTATATAAGTATAAAAAAATAATAATATATATATTATAAAAATATGGTCAAGATATGTTTGAACATGATTGTTAAGAATGAGTCTCATATTATAGAGTCTACATTATCTATGTTATCTAAATATATTGATTATTGGGTGATATCTGATACAGGATCAACTGATAATACAATTGAAATTATTAAAAATTATTTTGAAAAAATTAATATACCTGGTGAACTTTTTGAAGATACTTGGTCTGATTTCGGTACTAATAGAACTAAAGCATTAATTCATGCATATAATAAATGTGATTATATATGGGTTTTTGATGCAGATGATTTAATAGAAGGTGATTTTATTTTACCAGAAAAAATGGATGCAGATGCCTATCATGTTACATTTGGTAGAGGATTTACATATAAAAGAACTCAATTTTTCAAGAGCAGTTTAGAGTGGGTTTATCGTGGTGTTTTACACGAATATCCCAAATGTTTATCTAAAGAAAATACATTTATTGACAGTATTGAAGGAAATTATCATATTGAATCAAGAAGATTAGGAGACAGAAGTAAAGATCCCAAAAAATATTTAAAAGATGCTGAAATTTTAGTAAAAGGGATTGAAACAGATCCAGAACATCGAGGCAGATATATGTATTATGCAGGACAAAGTTATAAAGATTATGGAGATTTAGAAAAAGCAATTTATTGGTACAAAAAGAGATCATTAGAAGGTGGTTGGAATGAAGAGGTATTTTATAGTTGTTTTGAAATAGCAAAATGTTCAGAAATGTTAAATAAACCTAGAGAAGAAGTAATTAATGCTTATATTAAAGCTTATTCAGTAATTAATGAAAGAAGAGAACCATTATTTTATTTAGGTATTTATTTAAAAAATCAAGCTATTTTATCAAAAAATGATAAAGAAAAAGAAGAATTACTGAATAAATCTTATAATTATTTAACTCAATCATTAAATATAAAATATTCATCAAAATATTTATTATTTATTCACTATGACATATATGAATGGAAAAATAAATTAGAATTAGCAGAAGTTGCTAATTTATTAAATAAAAAGAATGAAAGTAAAAAATTATGCAATGAATTATTAAAAGATACTAATATAAGAAATGATCTAAATAAAGTCAATATGATTGAAAATATTCAAAATAAAAATATTGAATATGACGAAGAAGAATTAATAAAATATCCTGAGGATATAGTTGAAAATATTTTAAATAATTTGAAATCAAATTCTGAAAAAAATAAAGAAGTAAATTTAACATTAACAATAACTACATGCAAACGTTATGATTTATTTATTAAAACAATTAATTCATTTTTAAATTGTTGTAGAGATATAAATTTAATTGGAAGATGGATTTGTATAGATGATAATTCTTCTGAAGAAGATAGAAATAATATGAAATTTAATTATCCATTTTTTGAATATTATTTTAAAACTATTGAAGAAAAAGGTCATAGTGTATCAATGAATATGATTCAAGATATTGTTAAAAGTCCATATATTTTGCATTTAGAAGATGATTGGTTATTTATTGAAAAAAGTTATATGATAAAACCAGCAATGTATATTCTTAATTCTAAAAATTTTAATTATATTAATAATGAAGCTGAAAAAATTATGGAGTCTAAACAAATTGTTCAAGTATTATTTAATAAAAATTATTCAGAAGATTATAGTAAAGTAGTAGCAGGTGGATTTCTTGTTGAAACAAAAGAATTACCACAAATTAGCTTCTTATTACATGAACACCATCCTGGATCAGATCATCGTTTAATGAATACAATTAATTGTGCATATTGGCCACATTATTCATTTAGACCTTCTATATTTAAAAGAGAAATATTTGATAATTTAGGTAAATATGATGAAAGTGGATTCTTTGAAAGATCGTATGCTGATAAATATTATAATTATGGATATTTATCATGTTTTTACGACAAAATAATGTCAATTCACATTGGTAAAAAAACGTGGGAAAAAGATGTAAAAAATAGTTATAATTTAAATGATGTATCACAATTTGGAACATCTAATAATAATATATCTACATCTAATTATTTATTTTTAAAAAATAGTGATTCATTTGGTAATGATATTGTACATATTTCTAATAAATCAATAAATGAATTAATTTCATTTGCAGATGATTTAGATGATTGTATAGCATTTAATACTTATGGTTATTTTAAAAATAAAATAAATTCAGATTTTATTAATTTACAAAATATATATAATAATCCAGATGGTTTATATATTAAAAAAACAAAAATAAATGATGAATTACTTTGTTTAAATTTGGAATTTAGATATGATAGAAGAGAAAATATGAAAAAACAATTTGATAAATTTAATTTAAAATATAATTTTTTTAACGCAATTTATGGTAAAGATGTTGAACCAACTGAAGATATAATTAAATTGTTTAAAAATAATGATTTTTTTTCAAGAGAAGGTGTTATTGGTTGTGCTTTATCACACAAAAAAATATGGGAAAATTTATTAGATGAAAAACTAAAAGAATATTATATTATTCTAGAAGATGATGTAATATTACATCCTAAATTTAAAACATATTTAAATGAAATTCAATTAAAATTGCATGAAATGGAGTGGGATGTATTTTTTATGGGTTATTCGTTATTTAATGATAAAAAATATTTGTATAATCCTGATGATAAAAATGAAGATATTACAATAGAAATAAGTAAATTAGATATGATTAATTATATCGGAGGATTTTATGGTTATATGATATCTAAATCTGGTGCTACTAAAATATTAAAATATATTGAAGAAAATGGTATAAAACATGGTATTGATTATTTAATTAAAATAATACCTGACTTGATATGCTATCAATTAAATAAATTTATTATTTATACAGAATGGGTTCAAGCTTCTAATTATGGTGATGTTGATTCTGATATTCAGAAAAATTATAATTTTATTGATATATATTCTGATGAAAATTTTAAATATATTCGTGGAAAAGATTTTGGTGGAAATGATATAATTAATTACAATAATATTTCAATTGATGAATTAAAAGAACATGCATTAAAAAACGATAATTGTGATGGTTTTAATACAATAGGATTTTTAAAATCGAATATTAACGTAAATAATTTAATAAAATCACCATGGTTTAAAAAATTTGAAGATGGTATTTATATTAAACAAAGTGTTTATTTAAAAAATTTAAATAATATTGATATAGTTTCTAAAACTAGAATTAAATTATTATGTAACTGGTGTTCTTCTATAAATTTATGTAATGAATGGAATCATATGACTAAAGGAGATTATACATGGAATAATATTGAAGTTACATGGGACGATTTTAATGTAGATTTTTATGTTATAATAAATAGACCAAATCCAAATGAATATTATAATCCATTCAGAACAATTATTTTTCATATGGAACCATGGTGCTATTATGAAAATCAAAAATGGGGTGTTAAAACATGGGGTGAATGGGCAATTCCTGATGAAAATAAATTTTTACAAGTTAGAAGTCATACAAATTATATAAATAACTGCATGTGGCAATTATCAAGATCATATAATGATTTTACTAATAATCCAATTATTAAGAATGAAGAATATGGTAATATTATATCAACTATTTGTAGTTCTAAATATTTTGATCCAGGACATATTAAACGTATAGATTTCTTGAAATATATTGAAGAACAATCAGATTTAAATGTTCAATTACATATATATAATAATGACAATAATCATAATTTTAAATCTTATATTGGAACAGCAAATGCATTAACCGATAAAGATAAGGGTATTATACCATATAAATATTATTTCATGTGTGAAAATAATATTGAGTATAATTTTATAACCGAAAAAATATGGGAACCATTATTAGCAGAATCACTTGTATTTTATTGGGGATGTCCTAATATTTCTGATTATATTAATCCATTAGCATATGTTGAACTAGATATGAATGATTTTGAAAAATCTTTTAATATAATTAAAAATGCAATAACAAATAATTTGTGGGAAGAAAGATTACCAATTATTAAAGAAGAAAAACAAAAAGTATTAAATTACTATAATTTTTTTCCAACATTAGAAAGAATATTATTTAATGATTTTAAATTCTCAACAAAACCTGATAATTATGAAATTATTATTAAAAAAATACTTGCTAATAAAAAATTAATTAATAAAAATGTATGTTTTATTCATAGTTGTACATTAAATAATAATACTTCTAAATTAGACTATTTAATTAATAATATATATGAAAATAATTTATTAAATAAATTAGATTTACTAATTATAAATAATATTGGTGATGATATTCCATATGATAAATATAAAAATATTATTAATTCAAATAAATTAAAAATAATAAATTTCTCATCAGATATTAGTTTATTCGAATTACCTACTATAAATTTAATACATAAATTATCTACTATTGTTAGTGATAATATTAAAATACTGTATTTACATACTAAAGGTATTACTCATCCAGATGTTAAATGTTTAAAAGATTGGATTGATTTAATGTTATATTTCTTAGTTAATAAAAATAATAGTGATAGATGTATTGAATTATTAAATGAATATGATTCATTAGGTGTTAATTATAGCAATCATGATTGTTATGGAAATTTTAAACCACATTGGAGTGGTAATTTCTGGTGGGCAAATAGTTCTTTGGTTAAACAATATAATGTAGAAAATCTGAAAGAAAGACATGATTCTGAATGGTTTGTTTTATCAACTCCAAATGTTAAATATTATGAATTACATAATTCTAAAATAAATCATTACGAATCTGAATATGATTGTAGTTTATATAAATAAAAAATTTATTATAAATAAAAATTGAATAAATATAAATTTATGACAATATTTATAAAATAAAAAAGATATGACTGATTTATTATCTGGATTATATAAATTTAAATTAGAAGAATTAAATTTGCCGTATGATTTAAAAATATCTACAACAACTATTACATGCTGTATACCTGATATTATATTTAACGTTGAAAATATTGGATTATATTTTAATGATTTTGATGAAATAATAGTAGGTAAAAGATATGGTAATCGAATTATAAATAATTTAGTTAATGTTAAAAAACTAAAAATAGATAAAAAAAAGAAAAGAAAAGAAAAGAAAAACTTTTATAATCAAGTTTCATTAATATTTAGATCTGCAACATTAATGGGGTTAGAACCTGATAATTTAAGTATTAAAGAAAAGTTTAAAACTGTTAATATTAAACTATTTATTAATGGATCAATTCAAATGACTGGTTGTAAACATTTGGATAATATTAAAAAAACATTGGAAATTTTATTTGATAAATTAAAACAAAAAAAAGCTATTATTGAAAATAATAACTTTATTATTAAATCATTTGTATCTATTAATTATAATAATCAAAATAAAGAAAATAAAGAAAATAAAGAAAATAAAGAAAATGAAGAAAATGAAGAAGATGAAGAAGATGAAAAAAATATAAATAGAATATTAGATATAAAGAATGTTAAAAATTTCAAGATTGTTATGATAAATACAAATTTTAATATATTATTTCAGATAAATCGTGAAAGATTGTATCAATTATTAAAAGATGAAGGCCATGATGTAATTTTTGATCCGATAACTCATGCATGTGTAAATATAAAATATCAAATTAATAATAATTTGAAAAAGACTATTTCAATATTTGTTTTTGAAAGTGGATCAATTACTATTGCTGGATCTAATTCTTATCATCAAGTTCTTGAAACTTATAATTTTATTAATAAATTTATATTAAATAATTATAATAAATTATTAACTAAAAATATTACACCTCAATTAATTATTCAATTAATTCAAAATATGTAATAATCTAAATATTATTTTCAGTATATACTTGAATTTTTTATAATAAAAATTAAAGTAAATAACTATCCTTGAAATGAATATAATTCATTTATAAATGGACTAATAATTTTATTAGAACCATATAATGGTTTACTTAAAGGTGTGTCGTCGCAAAAAGTATAATTTGTAAACATTGTTTGTGGACCTCTGTTATCTTTAACTGGAACAGGATCTCTGCCCTCAGCAATAATTTCTTTTGCATTATTTAATAATTCATTATTAGCATCTAATCTGGATCTTGATTGTATATTATTACCTTTAGTTCCTGCTATATTCTTTGTATTTTCTGTTAAATTTCTATTTGTATTATCTGGAGTACCTGCTTCATAATTAAACATATATTCTTTATTTGCATATACATTTTTAGTACCTGTTAAATTTTTAGTATTTTCTGTTAAATTACGATTAGTGTTATTAGGAATACCTCCTGCATAATTAAACATATATTCTTTATTTGCATACACATTTTTAGTACCTGTTATATTTTTAGTTGTTTCAGATAAATTTCTATTAGTATTATCGGGAATACCAGCTTCATAATTAAATAAATATTCATTATTTTTAAGAGAAGACATACCAGTTAAGTTTTTATTATTTTCAGTTAAATTACGAAAGTTATTATCTGGTGTACCAGCTTCATAATTAAACATATATTCACTATTTTTAAGAGAAGACATACCAGTTAAGTTTTTATTATTTTCAGTTAAATTACGAAAATTATTATCTGGCGTACCACCTTCATAATTAAACATATATTCACTATTTTTAAGAGAAGACATACCAGTTAAATTTTTTGTATTTTCAGTTAAATTACGAAAATTATTATCAGGTGTACCATCTTCATAATTAAACATATATTCACTATTTTTAAGAGAAGACATACCAGTTAAATTTTTTGTATTTTCAGTAATTTGTCTAAAGTTTTCTCTAGGAATACCATTTTCATAATTCATTAAATATCCAGATTGATGATTGCCATTTTGTCCAATAATATTTTTAGTATTTTCAGTAAGTTCTGAAATAGTTGCATCTGGTACAGAGTTAATATAATTATATAAATAAGATTTCATTTGAATAGGTGTTACCGAATTAAGCATAATATTGTTTTCAGTTAATTCTTTAATTGTTGTATCATTTACAGAATTTATATAATTAAATAGATAATTTTTAACTTCTCCACAAGGTCCCGTAATATTATTAATATGTATAATATTTCCAATTAAATCTCTAAGAGTAGCATCTGGAACAGCATTCATATGATTATATAAATAATTTTCATCATGATTACCTTTAAAATTTAAACCACCTGATTTAAATAATGTATTTATAATATCTCTTAAATTTCTATCAGGTATTGCATTCAAATTATTAAATAAATATCCTTGTTCATGATTAGTAAGATTTGTTAAAATAAGGCTGTCTTCTGATAAATTACGCATATTTTGATCAGAAATTGCATTATTTGCATTAAATAAATAACCTTTTTCTGAATTTCCTTTGTTATTAGTTAAAATAATTTTTTCACTTAATAATGATCTCATATTATTATCTGGTATAGAATTAATTGCATTATAAAGATAACCTTTGATACTATTTGATATATTTGATATGTTTTTATTACCATTATCAGCTAATAAAATTTCTTTTTGGGTCATATCAGGAATATAATTTAAAAAATTAATTAAAGGAACTGCACTTTTATTACTAGTTGGACCTAAATAAGTATAATTAGTATCTTGTCTATTTGTTTCAGTTGGTTTCCACGTATTTTGATTAATAACTTGTCCTTTAGTATCATATAATACATTTCTAGGACCAGTTTCATCCAGAGTTTTCTTGAAAGGTGAATGAAATTGACCTTGCAAATATTCAGGTGTATTGAAATCAACATCCTGTTTTGCAGGATTTAAATGTATATTATCTGGATTTAATGATCTACTTGTTTGAGGTGCTAAATATTTACCATATATCGCTGGTGCTACATGATCACCATTCGTTGGTAATAAAGAATCTGGATTATTGTAAAAAAATCTGTCTGGACCTTTTTGTAAAAAATCACCTATAATACCTCTATTGTCACCTTTTTGACCTGGTATAATTGGCTGTTTGTAAGATACTTTCGGTTTATCAGCTGTACGAAGTTGATCAACATTTTTAGGTAAGGATCTAAATAAATCATTTTTACCTGTATTACCTGTTTCAGTATACCCTAAATTTAAACCCGGTGTAACCATTATAGGTTGAAATGGTTTTTCACTTTGTCTTTTATCAGATGGTATATATCTTGATTCATAAAAATCAGTAAAAACAGGAGTACCTGTAACAGAATCAACTTTATTTACAACTGGATCAAATAATGCTTTAACTTCTGATTTATGTTTAAATTGCGGATTTTTATCAGACCCTGAAAATAATTCTATTTTTCTAACTGAATAATTAGTCATTTCATCGTTAAACATTGGATTATGACCATATGTTTTTGAACTAAAAAAAGGTGCCATGTTATTATGAGTCATATCATTACTCGCTCCATATCTTCCATCAGATTTTCCATTAAAATTACTTTGAGGACTAAATTTCATTTTATCATTGAAAATATTTAATACTTGCTTTGAATTAGAATTTCCAAATGTTTCCGGTAAACCTTTGTGATTTAATTTTAATTGTTCAAATTGATTATCTAATTCATTATTTTTATTTAAATTATTTGAATCATTTGAATTATTTGAATTATTTGAATTATTATCATTAGATAAATTACTAACATCTCCTGATAAATTAGATACAATGTCTTCTAGAAATTTTTTTTGTTTATTTAATACTTTTGTATTGATATTTTCTGATGCTCTATAATTATTTATATCATAATTATCTGAAAATACACTATCATTGTCAGATCCTGAACTTATATAATCATTTATATTATTTTTACTATTTTCAAAATTTTCAAATTTCATTTTATCTATATTATTATATTCTAAATTTTTTATCATATTTATATCATTATTTAATAAATTATTAATTTCACCTTTTTTTATTCCATTTATATATCCGTTTTCATCCCTATATATATTATTTATTATCATTTTATTAGATATTCCTTTATTATATAATTCACTTATTGAATCATATAATGATAAATTTCCATCATCTATTATATTACTCCTATAATTTGTTAAATAATTTTTATTTAATCGCTTTATTAAATCTTTTTTTATTAATTTTGTATCATCTTCTTTGTATTCATCTCTATTATTACTTATATAACCTATTAATCCTAATCCTAAACCAAATATAATTTCCATCTATTTATCTATTTATATTAAAATATTATATAAAAATTTATCTGTATTATAACTAAATTTTTATTACTAACTAAAAATTATTTTCTATTTCTCATAATCAGAATCTGATTCTACTGCTGAATCTAAATCTGATTCTGAATCAGAGTAATTTAATCTTGATGATTTGTATACTTTTGGATAATTATTATCTTTGCAATTTGTTGTACATTCTTTAACTACACCAGTAGAACTCTTCGGTAATGATTCATCTGATTCTAATGAAAATGGATAAGGATAATCATAATTATCTTTAGCTTCTAATTGTGTATTAGTGGCCCAATCATAATAGATATTTGCTTGGGGATTTTGATTCATATCATAAAATCTATTAATTGCAATTTCTCTATATAATTGTTTTGGATATGTTAATATTGATGATAATGGATCTAAACCTCTATCACAATATTTAACATCATATGTTTTGAATTTAAATACATCAACCATATTTACTTTACCTTTCTTTGATCTGTCATTTTTAACATTTCTATTAGACATTATGGAATCAATATCTACTAATTCTTGTGCTGGTGTTAATCCAGGATTCGCAATTGGAATTGAATCACCTACACCATTGTGTCCTGCCCTCGGTCCAAAAAGACTTAAACAATTATTGCAGTTTTTAACACGATTGGGATCTAATACAGACATTATTGGTGCAGTGCTTTGTTCAATATCATCATGTATATAGGCATCGTCATATTGTAATTTACCTGAAATACCATAATTAAATCCAGAATTAGTACATACTTTATTACTAATATTCTTTTCAGTTGATGTCTCGCCAGTTACACAATCATTTGTATATGATAAGTATTGTTGATTATTATTCATTATATAATTTAACCTAGAAAAATAAATAAATTATATATATTTATTTTTTCATTTTGAAAATTTTTTATTTATTCATTATTATTTTTATTCATGCATTGATTCGCTCTCTGATAAATACATATTTACTGATGCTAATGTGTTTTTATTATTACTGTTTCTTAATGAACCATACATAGGTTTTTCTATTCCTGTTGGTAATTGTTTTGATTCGTGATTGTGCATTTGATATGCAAATGGAATATTGTTTGCAGATTGTACTTCATTGCTGGTTTGGGAAGCCATCATTGGATTTAATTTTCCACTAACACCTTGATATAATGGTGTATTGCTGCAGGAATTCATGAACATATATGCATTTTGTGGTTCATGACTGTTACCTATTATAGCTAAATTATTTTTATTATAACTTTCATATGTATTTATTTTATCTGCTTCTCTGTATTCATTTAATCCAGAACATATATCAGGATTAGGTACAGTGTATCCTGGAGATGTTTGAACTGGAATATTATTATATACTATCGGACATAAACTTGGTGATAAAATTTTTGGTGTATTTTCAGCAAATGTACTAACACATTCACTACTTGTAGGACAATTTGGATTATATTTAAGTTGATCACATCTGGATAAAGGTCTTGTAATGTTCCATAATTCAGATTCAATATCTACTACTTCCTTGTCTTGTCTGAACCACGCTTTCTTATCAATACATTTTGAACAATTTTCTTGTGCACCAAAGTATAAATAATATTGTAAAGGATCTACTGATTGCTGTAATTGTTGAGAATAATCACAGCAATCATAAATGTTTCTATTAGATGCTCCTTGTGTTGAATAACTCATTTATATATTAATATATACAGATATAAAAATATTATTTATATTTTTATATATTATTTTTATATATAAATGAGTTATTATATTATTGATGATAATAATAATCAAAAATCTAAATATATTTTATACTTATTTTGTATTTTATTTTTTTTAATATTTTTATACATTTCATTTAATTTATTAAATTATAATTATGATAATTTTGCAACACTTAAATTACCTAAAGAAAAATCTACTAATTTACCTAATATCAATTTTTTAACAATAACAGTAACAATTATCTCTCCTGGTGGAATTTTTAATATACCAATAGATGGTATTAATATTACTAAAATTGATTGGGGAGATAATTCTTCTGATACAATAAATTCAAAAAACATTCTATGTAATAATAATAAAGTATGTACTAGTCATACTTATAATTATAATAATAAAAATAATATTTATACAATAAATGTATATGCTAGTGGGTATACTGATTCTACTAAAATTGGTAAATTAGGTGGTGATTGGATATCACCTCAATTTTTAACTTATGTTAGTAATTGGTACGATAA